CAAAATCTCTACATTTTTATTATATCATAAAAATATTATTTTTGAATATCTGTACCAATTTGTGGTATAATAAAAGCAAGAAGAACTACAATCTATTTGAAACTAGAGTGAAGTTCTAAAAATTAATGTTTATTTCTTTTAAACTTGATTGTAAGTTTAAAATCAAAGTCACTCTTAGTCGTGTTTGAGTGGCTTTTTACTTTTTTAAATAACTTACTAGTTAAGTAAACTATTAAACTGGCAACTAAACTTGCTAGTACACCTTGTAAAAAATTATCCATACATACTCACCTCCCTTCTATACGTTGGGAGGATAATCTTTTGTATGAACTCCACTCTATAAATTGTAGATTACATCTTCTTGCTAAAAATATTATAACATATAATTCTTACATATTTTACCTATATTTTATCTTCTTCTACTCCTTCTAGCTTCTTTAGCATTCTTCTTTTCTTCTTTTATTTCTTCTTCTACTTTAATATCTATAGAAGCAGCAACAAATGCTCTTTCATAGTCTGGTAAATCTGTATATTCATGTGGTTTCCATTTGAATTTATGAAGGCAATAATGAGCTACACTAGCATCATAATCGCCTCCTTCAATTAGTTTTTTGCTTCTTCTACTTTATCTTCAAAAGTCCTATCAAAACCATTTACCTCTCCTACTTCACTTGAAAGGTCTGTGTATTCGCCAGGAGTTAACATTGTTGTTAATAGCTCCTCTGCCCCCATTACACCATAACTATTTTGTAATTCTGCATCATGTAAATCTGGAAATACTACAGTTTCTACACACAGTTTCAAAGTATAAGTATTGAAATCCGTTTCACTAGTGTATTGCCCTGTTGCTTTCCCTTTTTTATTTAATACAGGAACTCTGATAGCAGAATTTTTTCTTAACTGTCTATCTCTATCTGAATCTATTGCTTTAAGTTCCCATTCTATTGGTTTTCCATCTTCACCTATAAACCTTTCACTTGCCACATACTTTCTATTCTCTACTTTTATTGCATTTTGACTTAAAAAAGCGTTTAAATCTCCCATATTCTTATTCTACCTCCATAACTAAATATTTTGTTTGTTTTTCTATTGTTATAAGATTATCTTCATCTAATTTAATTTTTATTTCAATAGGTGCTAATGACGAACCTTCAATTGTATCAAGTGCTAGTTTATCCGAAATATCTATAAGAAATTTTCCTGCTTTCTTATACACCTCGCTTACACGTTCTTCCAAAGGTCTTTTATTGCTATAATCAAAAGAAATTGAATCTTTTATCTCGTATTTATCTTTAATTTTAACCATCTCCTATTCTTATAAATAAAAAATACACATCCATAAATCATAAATGTGTATTTTACTCCATACCATTTGCTATATTGAACTTCTCAACTATTTTCCAATTCTCAAAGGTAAAATCTACATCCTCATCCAAATACTCGCCATCAGCATCAAATTTGGCAATTATTCCACTATCTAGGTTGCAATCTTCAAGTATTATAGTTTGTCTTCCAACACTTGATGTAGGGTCTTCGTTGGTAATTTGCATATCAAAGTAAATATCCTCGCCTGTTTCTTTATATTCATATAACAACTCTCTAAAAATAGAAGTATTATAATAAAATGTTGCACTCCCTGAAAATTTACTTCCTGTACTTTTGTTTCCTTTTGTAATGCTGCCTAAAATCGGCATCTCACTTTTATTCTTTTCCATTTTTGCTTCTAAATTAATAGCTTGCATAAAATTATATCTTTTACCTTTTATTGTTACAAAACATTCAGCTTTAGAACCACTTATTGCATCTCTAACATTCATAGTAATATTTTTAGACATCTATTTATCACACTCCTCTCTTAACTAACTGAAACAGTCATATAAAGCTTACTCATAGCACTAATAACTTTTACAGCATCACTTACTACAACAGTTTTCTTGTCGCTTCCAGGTTCTACAGAAACATCATCAGCTTTGAAATCTTCTATTGCTCTCATATTTTGCAGTTGTTCATGATGCTTAACTACATCATTCCAAAACGAGATACGACCAGATTTATCATTTGGTACTTCGCCCAAGTACTTTGTATTAAATAAAGTCGCTATATCATTAGCAATCTGGTCAAGTACTCTAATACTTTGATTAGATGAAAAATCGTCATTCTTATCGTCTGTAAAACTTACAAAAGTATTTATGTCCTCTAACACATGAACTTCATCACCAACTTTATGAAATATAAATTTACCACTCTTTAGTGCTTCTTCAAGTTGTATTTGAGTGTAATTAACATCAACATCAAACTCACCATCATACTTCTTATTTGTATTAGATTTATTTATATCGCATCCTGCTATAGCTCCAGTAGTCCAATAAACTAAACTAGATTCTAATAACCCAGTATCTTTAACTTTATTTTCTACAGATACTACACCTTCGTAATCTGCATCATTCTTTTTATATAGTACAGTTTGAAACTTAGCTCCTACTTTATCTCTCATTCTTTTAGTAAACTCTACAAATAAACTTTTAATTTCTGCTGTTGTAGCCAAACAGCCTAGTGCATTAAATGAGTAGCTTTCTATTTTATTCAAGAAAGCTTGGTACTCTGCTCCTGTCACAGCTTCGCCATTAGTTCCACCAGTAAATACAAGTCCTGCACTTGCTTCTAGTGTTGCATCCTTCTTCCAAGTGATATAGTCATTGTCTTGTAAGTCTGTAATAACCTTTGCTATTTGAGTATCTACCTTCTTATTATCTAAAAGTGTTACAACATCAAACTTAGCATTATCATCTATATTTGTTGTAACTGTTACTTTTAAGTCATTACCTCTTATTCCACTATACTTAGCTGTAGCAATACTGCAACTAGCTTTAACACCTTTATTCAATTTATAAAAATATCCCAACCTTATATTTTTGAATAAGTCTCTCAAACCTTTCAATTTTTCATGTGTATAATCATATCCAAAATACTTCACTGAATACTTCTCAAAATCATCACTGGTTACTTGAAATACGTCTTCATCTATGCCCCAATCTAACTCCAAAGGTATTGAAACAATACCTCTATCCGATAATGAACTAGTTGCCCTCTTAGCTGAGATAAAATTTATATATGCACCAGGTAGGACCTTATTTTGTGTTACAAATGTTCCTCCACCTAAAGCCATCTAGCTCACTCCTTTCATAAAATTATTTATTATTTCCTCTACTTCTGAGAAAGAATATAACTCATTTTCTTTTAAAATTGCATTTAATAAGTCTTTTCTAGTTATATACTTCTTAGAATTAACTATCTGCTCCTTAGTAAACTTATAATTTTCTTCTTTACTTAATGTTTTACTCAAAATTATCACCTCTCTTCAAACCAGCAAATAACTCTACTGTATCCATCTTATCTGTATTATTACTTTTGATAGTAAAATAATTGTAATCAACAAAGAAATGAAGTACATTATCTATAATTTCAAAGTTCATATTAGTACCTCTGACTAAATCTCCATCAATTTCTATATACTCTAATTCCTCAAGTAGCATCTCAGCTACCTCATTTATTTCAAATGACTTATTATCACTTTTAGGAAAATAATGTACATCAAAAGAATTTTTCTTTAATTCTCTGCCACTTGGATATGATACTTTGCTTGGATTTAAAGGAACAATAAAAAAACAAGGTTCATTTATACCTTGCTCCACATCTTCACTATAAATTGTATAACTCTCTCCAAATGACTTATCTAATTTAATAGATATTCCATCTATAATATTATTAAGCATCAAACACTCCTTTCAACAAGATTAATAGCTTTTTCTCTATTATTACATCCACTTGACCTCTTAATTCTTGTGCTGAAATAGTCATCATATATCTGCCTTTAACCCAACCTTTATGGTTTCTCGTTCTGTGACCAAACTCAATAAAACTGGCATATTTGATGGGGTTAATAATTTCTATAATGTAAGTATCTCCAGCTTTAATGACTGGAAGTGACCTTGCATAAGCTACACCATTCCAACCTTGTCGTAACACTCCTGTATCAACTGGTGTACGTTTTATAGCTTTGCCAATTAATCTTGCTGCTAACTCTTTTGCACAATCTCTGCAAAACTTATCGAGTTGACTTTCTTCCAACCTTTGTAGATTTCTTTGTAGCTTCTTCAATTCTTTAAAATCAACACTTCCACCTCTAACCATTACGCTTTATCCTCTAGTAATTCTAAGATGATTTCTTGATGGTTTGGATATATGGCAGGTTCTCCACTTCTTATATATTCTTTTGTAATATTATTTTGATTAGTTATAATAAGTTTTGAACCTGCTTTAACGCTTATATTTGGAGATATAAAGAGTTTAATAGTTTGTGTAAGTTTAGCAACTTCCCCTTGTTCTGTTGAAGTAATATTCTTATATGATAACTTACAAGGTTGATTTTCCAACACTACTATTTCTTTGTTATTAGTTCTCTTTGTTATAGGGTCTTTGATTGGCTGATACTCAACTATAGTACATTTATCTCTATATAACATTTCTATTGCTTTTCTAGTTTTACTTACCATCTTAAGCACCTAAAGGTTAATATCTTATTCTTGCCATAAGTAGTAAGATAAGCTATTAAGCTATCAAAGCGTTGCTCTGGTGTTTGAGAACCACTCCCTATAGCAAAATCTACCTTTGTATCACCTTCTGATATAGACTTTTCTACAGCTTCAAAGTTAATACTTTCTATATCTAATTGCCCCATATTTTTCTTGGTAAATAAGAACTCTCCAGCTATCATATCTACTTCTATATTGTGTAACTCTTTTGGAATTTCACTTATATTACAATCTAGTTTAATAATATTTTCTATTTTTTCTCTTACAAAATCTATTAACCACTTATCTCCATCTTTTAATATATATCCAAAACTTTCAAGTCTTTTTTCTATTTCATCAATCAGATTATTTTCCATAATTTTCACCTACTTTTTAGTAAGTTTATTTTTCTCTTTAAGCTGTTTATTTTCTTCTTCTAAAGACTCAACTTTTGACCTTAAAATATTATTTTCAGCTATTAAATCTTTTACACTTAATGACTTGCCATACTTTACTACCTTACCAGTTTCATCTATCAAATCATATCCCATCTCTAAGAAATCATCTATTTTACATTCTTCTATGGTTAGTATTCTATTTAGTTTTTTTACTTGTGGCACTATATATCACTCCTTTTTCTATGCTTCAACAACAAATTGTATTGCATCAGCTTTTTTATTTAATATAAATACATCCTCAAAACTTTCTTCAAAGTAGAAGTATTTTCCCTCTGTAACTGCTGTTGGTTCGTCTAACTTAGAGAACTGATAAGAAACAGGTGTAATTATTGCACTTGGGTGAACTAAGGACATAAAGATTTGTTTAGCTCCTGCGCCTACTTTCCATCCAGTTGTAAAATCATATGCAGTTTTCATTAGATTAGATGGTACTTTAATTATTTTAACTGTATCAATATCTGTGGTTTGTCTATTTAAAGAAGTTCCACCATCTTTTATGTTTACTGTTCTTTGTATCTCTTTTGCATTTTTGATAAGTGTATTTACTACTGGAGTAACATACAATATTCTTCCATTTTCAGGTACTCTAGCTTCTGTCATTTTTTCCATTAACTTATCAAATACTTCTAATACGTTTGCTGTTGTAAGAACAGTTGTATCTGCTGTGTTACCTAATGCGGTCCAATCAGCATATATTTTAGATATACAGTAAGCATCCATCTCTGGAAACTTTTGTTCCTCATTATATACTTTTGTTATATTGCCTATTGAAGCCACATAATTAGTTTGGTTTATATCTGCTGGATGAACCAATGTTGACCATTTCCTTTGATTAGTTAATACCTTAGGTTCCCAAGCATTATCATAGTTTCTTTGAGCTACTGCTATTGTATCTCTGTTTGAATCTACTCTTCCAGTTGTAGATATAGTTGGTATTTCTATTGTTTTAGAACCAGTCCATCTATATCTTCCATTATTTGGTGTTGCATACAAATCCCCGAAGTTTAAAGTATAAGGATATGCTTGTGCTAAAACATTTGAATATTCTTTTGCATAATTTAGTGCTGCCATTTTATTTCCTCCTATTTATTATTATTTTCATGAGGTCTTACCCCAGTAAAATTAAAACCAAAATCATTTATCTTAGGCTCTTGCCCTGGTGTTATAGTATCTATTTTAGGTTCTTCACCTTCTAGTGTTGCATTAAACAAATAATCTTTATCCTGTTTCAAAGGATTTATTTGCTCTTCAAAAGCTTTTTGTCTGTCTTTACTATTTCTTAGTGCTTCTATATCTAAATGAGCTTTTAATGCTATTTCATCTCTACATTTAACAGATTTAAAAGCATCACCTAACCAGTAATTAAAATCTTTTTCTTCAATTTCTTTTTTGTAGGTTTCTTCCAAAGTTTTCTTATCAGTTTCATAAGTTGTTTTTAGATTCTCTACATCTTCTTTTGTCATACCTCCTTCAAACTTTTTAATAGCTTCATTAGCTGTATTAAGTTGTGTTTCAATATTTGCATAATCTTCTTGAGTAACTGTAGTCTCCTTTATTTTCTTTTCTATAGATTTTTGAAGAGAAGCTACATCAATTTTGTTATCCTCTACTTTTATTCCTTCTAGCAATTCTTTTAACCAATCCATTTTAAATTTCTCCTTTCATTTTTTACATAATAAAAGCACCTACTAATTTATCATTTAGCAAGTGCTTTTACATATTTACTATTTGTATATCTTTCCATAAATCCTTTAGTAATTTACCATCAATGTTGTAATTATCAACCATATCCTTACCATTTTTATAATACTTTGTATCTCCATTAGGGCAAAGAGTAATAAACCTTGTATCATCATCTCCAATAGATATATTATATGGTTTATTATATAAGTCAAATTCTATATCTAATCCTAAATCAATAGAATCAATTAAATGTTGTAAATTCTTAAATTTATTATCCATTTTACTCTCCTTTCAAAATATCTTTGTTAGCTATTTTATGAGCTTTTGTAAGCTCCATATCCTTCTCTCTTTTTACCTTATCATGGTTATTTTCATCAGCTAACCAATCATGTTTATGAGGTACAATTTTATGTTGCTTTGGGTTTCTATGGTCAGTTAAGTCTAAATCTAATCTAGGTTTTCCTGTATTACCATAGTATCTTCTTTGAATTAATTTACCATCTTTGTAATTATCAAATACACTATTTGGTTTTGATTCAAATGGCACTGAATGAACACTTCCACTAGTTAAATTTCTCTGATTCTTAACTTGCCAATTTACATCCTTATAAAGCTTTTTAGCTTCCTCATACCTTATAGTATCATTATACTTCATATGTTGATATTCATCAAATTTAGAAGGTATTTCATTTCCTAATACCTTTTTATATTCTTCAAATTGTTTTCTATCTTTACTCTCATTTAGTTGCATTTTTCTAAGAGTATCAGCTTTCTCTTTTCCAAGTCTACCCTCTATATGTTTCTCATACCACTCATTATACTTCATATTAGATGGTACATAATATGTTTTTCCATCTTCTCCTTTTGCTGCTCTGTATCCTTCTTCATCTTCAAACCAAGGAGCTGTTGTTGTCCTGCAATGACAATGAAATGGTGGAGCTGTAACTCCAACTTGATAATCTTTCATATCAAATACTTTTCCATCCAGCTCTCTACATATATTTGATGTTTTTAAATCTAGTGTGGCAATAATCTCATACTTTTCTACATCTAAATCATTAAAACAATCTTTTCTTGAAGCTGATGCAAAGAAAGCTGATTCAGTCATTATCAAATTCTTAGCTTGTGATTTAGATACATTAAATCTCTTAGCAAAGTCATTTACTAGATTCTTTGGATTTTCACCTCTAATAATTGATTGAGTTAGCTTAGTATGTAGTTCATTTACTAAATTAGGTCTATGCTTACCCCAAATTCTTTCACTAAAGTTTAATCCATCTGTTGCCCATGGTTTAGAGATAATTTTATTTATTCTATTAGTATCAAGACTCATTAAACTCCAACCAACGTTTACTCCTTGTTGAACATTAAAAGCTGTATGATAGTATCCACTTGTATAAATATCTCTCATTAGTTTATCAATACCATCAAGTTCATTTCCATATAAAACTTCTACTTGTTGCTGTATTTGCAGTTTTAAAGCTTCAAGCCTTGTTATATGAACTCTTGCACTAGCATTTTCTAACTCTTTCATCCACTTTTGATTTATAGCATTTTCTTTACCATATTTAATATATTCTTCTACACTCCA